AACTTGTTGATATAGGTTTTGAACGCGGCTGCGCCCACCGAGAACTTGTCCCAGTGAACCATAATCCGCACCCCGCCCGGTGCGAGGTCGTCAATCCTGACTCTGTTTTTGGAACAGCGCGGCGGTTGTTGCCAGAGCTTGCTCAGTTTCATCGTCCATAAACCCAGAACAGTCCAATATCAAAACATCAGTTGGCGGCATGTTGATGTGGGTGCCCTTGCCGAGCCGAACCTTGGCTTTAGTTGCCTTGGTGCTTGCCGTCTTCAGGCCGTCAACAAACCCAGCGTAGTTGATCTGTTGCTTACCGCACCAAGCCTTGAGAGGTTTGGGGAGCAAGTACAGCTTCTTCAAGTCATACTCATACCGCGCAACCAACTGCCCACGGGGTGAGCCGTCAGGTACGATGATCTTGTCAAGGTCACCCGCCGAAGTCCGTGCGTCATCTGTTGACTTGATACGGAGCATGTTGTTGTAGTTCTCAGCCATGTAGTCGGTCAGTTGCGCTTCAACGTCCACGCTCATCTCACTGACCATGACTCTGGCATCTGCCATCACTTTGACAATCCATTGAACAATCGGCGCGATCTGCCAGTTGATCAGGCCAGCTTTCTTGGCCAACATCAAACCTGCAATATCGCGTGAAGCCAAGGCCGACCAGTAACGGTTCTCAGCCGACAGACTCGACGCCGCATCCAGCTTGCGTTGCACTGTCATGGCAAGTTCTTTGACCGCATCCAAGTTGTTCAGGATGTACTGGATGAAGATCACCCCCGCATGCCCATAGTTGTCCTTGATGTCGGTGCTGAAGACATCGGTCTCGGCCTTGGTAGCAAACTTCACAGGCTCAACTCGGTGCTCAAGAACTCGCTGGGCTTCCGCTTGTGGCAGAGCCTTGAACAGTGCGATGCGCTCCAGCATTGAGGTGTTACCCGTTGTGCCGAACAGAGTCTTCCATGGCTTGCCACGTACACGCTCGACGTTGCCCTTCGGCCCCATGCGGTTGCGTTGCAGACCGCTTGGCAATTGGTACGCCCAGTCCGACAGGTCTTGTGGCTTGGTGTTGGTCATCTCGTCCATATAGCAGACGATGTTCTTGTACACCTCGGCGCGGTTCATCTTTGAGTTGAACGTGTCACGCTCTTGCATCACCAGCAGGTCAGGGTCACCCCAGATAGATGCACCTGCGTACATGGCCGTGGTCTTGCCCAAGCCAGAGCCCTTGCTCCATGCGTGGAAAGCGGCGGCATTGATCGGCTGGAACTCCATGAGGACAGAGCCCAGCGACAGCCCAAACATGAACTGGTGCAACTCCATGTTCGGTTGGTTGTAGAACTCCATGGTCTGCTTCCACTTCTCCAACGAGCCCTTGGCCTTGAAGATCGGGAACAGCCCCACGGTGGCGGCAGAGGGTGAACTCACCTCAACACGGTCTTTGTAAACCTCCATGTTGCCAATGACGAACGACTCATGTTTGTCGTCCTTCCACCCAAACTGCCGACATGCTTCGTCGGCTTCAGAACTAAACTGTAACTCGTTAACCCATCGCATTGTGTACTCCATCAGTTCTTGTACGTTCAGGACTGCTACGCCCTGTGACGCAAGTTGTTTGCGGAACTCATCCTTCGTACCCACACAAGCCAACGGTACGGTGAACTCGCGAACCCCATCCTTGGGTAAGTGCAAGCGCAACACCAGAGACTCCCCCGCCTCGGGGTCTTTGATACGCCGTATGACGTAGAGGTCGTTGAAATAAACCATCAGGTCTTTGTCTTCGCCCTCGGCGTTCTTGCCATGTTTGAACACGCCACCGCTCTTGCCTCTGAAGTACGGGTGCGGGTACTTGGGTATGGTGTATCGAATCGGCGTAGCCGCCGTCACACCCAACGGCTTCTCAATTACGATGTTGTCAGACTCGTCGGCTTCTTCGACTTCACGCCCGAGGGTGATCGGAGACTTGATCTTGTTCCAGTGCTTGCAGTCAGGGCAGACACCTGCGCGGTATTCGTCAAAACGTGTGCACAGGTACGGGCCTTTGATCAGGTCAACTTTCTGCTCGGTTCCTTCTGGTGTGTACTCGGGGTGCTTGAGCGAAATCTTGTGGATTGCTTTGCCACCATCGACACAGAACTTGGCAATCGACAGCCCAGCCCTCCACAGAGGCTCCGAGATGTTCGGTTGGTTGTTGATCACTTCCTTGAGTTGTTCGCACCCAGTACCCGCCATGGTCTTGATCAAGATGGTCTTGAACCGACTCACGAAACTGCCCGACAGGGCTTGCATCATGGCGTCTTGGTGTTGTGGGGTGTACTTCTTGGGCGGTACCAAGATTGACGAGTCGTCCCCCATGAGGTCACGGAACACGTCGAACTCAACAGGCGCTCCTGCCGTACCCACCAAGCCCACAGGCGTAGGAGGTTCGGTCTTGTAGTTGTGCGTACCGGGCACTCGTAACACACGCGCCGCATCTGCTGGCACAGCGGGGTCATTACGCATACCGTGAGTTGTACACAAGCGTTTGAACCGCTCGGCAACACGCACCCAATCCTCACGCGATACGGGCGCGGTCAGGGGCCAGTACACGTGGATGCCACGCCCCGAATTTACAATGGTCGGGCGAGGTAGCTTCAGTTCTTTACAGAACGTGCGTAGTGCGGCAAGAGCTTCGCTCTGTGTCGCGTAGTCTTTTGTTGGCCCACAGTCAAGGTCAAGAAAGAATGATCTAAGTTGTTTTACGTTGGGTGCCTTGCGAGACCCAGCTTGGTCAAAAGTGCCCAACGCAAAATAAGCGTCATACCCTTCAGCATCTAAATTGTGAGCAGCATGGATTGCGGCATCGAGGTTGTCGTAGAACTTCTGAACCTTGCGCTCATCGGATAACCGATAGGCAAATATGCAGTAGTGCCCTTCGTCCCCCAGTACCGACTCCAGAAATTTTTTTGTTTCCATAGCCGCCAGTTGTTAGAGTGAATGAGATGACTGAAAAGGTGGGGCGCTGTTACTGCGACGTCGGCCCCGCTCAGCGGGACAACCAACCGCTGGCCACGCCAGCGCCCCAAAACAAATCAGTCGTCCCAATCGCCAACGATGTCGCTCAACTCAGACTTCGGCTCAGCGGCAGGTGCAGACTTCTTGGTCACCTTGATCGGCTCTTCAACTTCTTCAGCCTCAACCTTCGCGGCTTTCGGCACGGCCTTGGCTTCTGCTTTGGGTGCAGGTGCGGGGGCTTCAGCTTTCGGTGCGGGAATCACGCCGTCCATTTGCGACACGTTCATGGTGATCGCTTTGATGGTGTCGGGGTGGCTTTGCAACTTAACTGCGATTGCCAACTCGTCTTCTTCCAATGCACGAACGGGGCTGAACACCAGCTTAGGAGTCGCGCTGTCGATGTCAAAACGCATCTCGGTCACGATAGAAATCGCTGGAGTGTTGTACGCCTTGAGGTGGCGACCGTAGGCTTGCAGTGGCATCTTTTTACCCTCTGCATCACCGAACACGGATGTCGATGGCAGTGTGACTTGGTACACGGCTTCTTTGTGCAACTCACCATCCAGCGCCACAGCAATACGTTGTTGGAATCGGCAAGCGCGGGTGTCGCCTTGGCCAGAGCCCTTGATGTGTTGCTTGCAGTCTTTGCAGAACTTGGCTTGGCGCTGATCTTCGGGCACGGCCTTGTCAGGGGTTTGTGTGTCGCTTGACCAGCACGTGGGTTTGGTCTTTGCACCCTTGACGTAGGTGCCTTCAAAGAACATACGCGACACGGGTGCGGCGTTGATCAGGATGACTTTCATGGAGCGTTCTTCGCTCACACGAACTTCTTTGCCGCCAACAAATTCGCGGAACGCGCCGCCTTCAATGCTGATGCGCTTGTTGCCACTGCCGCCACCCGCAAGGGTACTCGTCAGGCTGTCTTCGATACCGCTCAACAGGGCGAGGGCGGCGTTGTTGGGCTTGCCAAACAGGGTCATTTCGTTACTCATCTTCGTTTCTCCAGTTACATGTCTTCGTTGGGGTCATTAAAAACCAGTTCAAGTTGAACGGGCGCATTGGGCTCAGGAACTTCTACGGGCTTCGGTACTTCCGGTTCGTCCTTGGGTGTGTTCGACAAGGCATCCACCACCTTGGTTACGTTGAAGCGGTATGTGTTACCGATCTTCAGGTACGTGTCCTTGGGGATGTGGCCCTGTCGCACCCATGCACGAACAGTTGATACCGAGACCGTGAAGTGCTTGGCCAAATCTTCGATTGGCACGAATGGTTCACTCATCACTTCCTCCGTACGGTTATGGTGTATTCGCTGTCCACATTGAGTCCCGGTGGTAGCAATTCAGGGTTGGCCTCAAGGAACTCTTTGAGGTTCGTTTGGTGAATGCGCTGATGCAGTAACTGCGGCGCGTTGTGTTCGACGATGAACTTGTGCATGGCTTCCCAGTTGTTCGTCCAGTAGTCAACCTTGGTGGTGCGGTAGAACAAGCCTTCGCCTGTCCGCACACTGTCCACGTTCTGTTCTTTGCAGAACGCCAAGAGCGCAGACTTTACCTTGACCATCTGGCCGCTGAGCTTCTTTTCTTCGACTTCGTAGGCGATGCGCATCTCGTCATGCTTGGCCTTCATCTTCAGGTACACCTTGACCAGCTTCTCGGGGGCTACGGCGGGTACTTCGGGGGTTGCTTCGTCTGTCACTTCGTTCTCCGGTTGTTGTTGGAATCTTTATTATAGTGGTGTTTTGCCGCTTATTCAAGTATTTCTTTGTAAAGATCAACTATTTTTGAGTGAACGTCAATTTTGTTATCTAATAAGTTGTAAACGTGTCTTTCTACACCTGACCCCACAAGCTGTACCACTGTAGATGGGTGGCGCTGACCCGAGCGGTGGACACGGGCGTTGGCTTGGGCGTAGGTCTCAAGGCTGGATGTCGGCCCCCACCAGACCACTGTATTGGCCGCTGTGAGGGTCACGCCGTGGGCGGCGGCTTGGGGTTGGATGACCAGCACCTTGGTGCCATTGGGGTCGGTCTGGAAGCGGTTGAAGATGTCTGTGCGCTTGTGCACGGGTACGTCACCGCTGATCACCTCGGTCGTGTAGCCGTCAGCGTTGAGCTTGTCGGTGAGGATGCTGATCACGTGCTTGAACGGTACGAACACGAGCACCTTCTGGCTGGACTCGTCGATCACCTCGGTGAGCACGTTGTAGCGGTTCTTGATGTCGAACTCCAAGGTCTCGCCTGAGTCAGAGTACACCGCACCACAAGATATTTGCAGGAGCTTGCTCATGTTCACTGCGGCGTTGACTGATGTGATTTCTTCCCCTGCCGCTTGCACCACCATGCGGCTCTTGAGCATGCCGTAGTAGCGTTCTTGTTGCTTGGTCAACTCGACTCGGCGCTTGACATACGTCATCTCAGGCAGGTCAAGGCATTCTTCTTTGGTAAACCGGATGGCGGGTTGCAGTGCCTCGTACACGGTCTGGGTGGCCGTCTCTTTGGCTATCCACTTGAAGGCGGTCAGCTTGAGCATGACCTGATCGCGATATGACGTGTAGTATTTGGGCACCCCACTCGGGTTGACCAGCTTGGCCAAACCGTACGCATCAAGGGGTGACTGAGCGGCGGGGGTGCCTGTCATCATCCAAAGCCACGTGTCAAGGGTTACCAGCGAGTTGAGCACCTTCCACCGCTTGGTCTGCACGTTCTTGTAGGCGTTGGCCTCGTCGATCACGATCAAGTCAAAGCCGCCCTTGGCGATGTCCTCGGCGACGATTTCCACACCGTCATAGTTGATGATCACGAACTCGGCGTTACCGTTGATGATGGCCTTGCGCTTGTCCTTGGCACCGTATGCGATGTCAACAGAGCGGTGCATGGCGAACTTGAACAGGTCGGCCCTCCATGCTGAGTCCATGATGGACAGGGGGCAGATCACCAGCACCCTGCGGATGCGTTTTTGCTTGAGCAGATAGTCTGCGGCCCAGATGACTGAGCCCGTCTTGCCTGTGCCCTGCTCGTTGAGGCAAAACGCACGGCGGTTCATGGTGAGGAATGCAGAGGTTACCTTCTGATGGTCGAACGGCCTGTACTGACCGGGCCAGTCGTAGCGCCCCATGATGGGCGATGGCACGTTCTTGATGCGCAAGTTTTTAAGGACTCTCGCTTCCTCCAACCCCCAATGCACAAGCACTTGGTTGTTAGGGAGTTCCCTACTTTTCGGGATGACGGTTGTGATCTGTTGAGGGTTACGTACCCGCAACAGCAACGCCTTGTTGTCTATTATTTCCAATTCGTTCTCCAGCGCAAACGGCATGACGGAGCGAAGTGGGTGTCCCACTCGCTCGTCGCCGTCGAAGTTCTAATCTAACCGAACGCGCAGTGCGCGTCAAGCGGGTTTTTTCCCGCCCTTTTCTTTCACGCTGTGGCCGTTACGGGCACGGTTCTTGGCAGGTGCAACGATGCGGATGCCGTCCTTGTTTGAGCCACCCTTGGATAACATCTTTACGTGGTCGATGTCCTTGCCCTCACGCTTATCGGCCTTGCCGTTCTTGTTCTCATCGGGAGAACTGGCATCAACTTTTCGCCTTGCGCGTTGGCGCTC